GTATACTGCTAAAGTCTATATCTATAAACTCACCTAAGTAAGGAGTTAGATTAGTGTTTTTTGAAATAGTTACTTGATAGGTATTCGGCTTCTCGTTATAGTTAGGTAACGCGTCTACATCCATAAACGGAAGGTTGTCGTACCCTTCGGTATAACCACCATAAAAAAGACGCCCCTGAGACAGTGCTTGACTATCTGCTTTCTGAGGTACATTATCGTATCTCTTATCTTGAACCTGAGTAGAAAGACCTATATAGTTAGAATCATTCCTAAAAAATATATTCTGTGTTCCGGTTCCGTTGTCATTAGGTATAGTGTCAATCAAAAAGAATGGAGCATCCTTATCACCAATACGCCCGTAGATGTTTAAATCTTTTACATCTGCTGCGCTGTATGTCACCTGGATCTTGGCCTCATTATAAAAGTTTCTTGCACCGGCATTTATAAACCCATCTTTCAATTGAGACTTAGATATACCCAGTAAAGAGTATGGACTTAATGCACTCTGCTCACCATCAAAATATTCATATTGATAAGCAAACTGAAAGTTTTTTTCGAATATATCATTCTGAGGATAGTTACTATTGTTTTGAAAGGTAACAACCGGAGGAATTAAAGGCGGTGCCTTTGCCACTGTGATATATGCCAGTCTTTCTTCATCACTACCTGTTATAAAATTAGCAGGGTAACCTCCTGCACCAGATACACTTTGTTCAGCAAGGGTAGCGTTAATCTTTTTTGGTTGACTTAGGCTGTCATTAAAGTATAAAAGTATGTTGTGATTTGATAGCCGAACTATGTCAGCATCAACATGACCTTCTTCTGTAAACTGCAACACAGAGCCTTGATAAACAATAAATGTTTTCTTAGCGTTTTGATCATATCTAAATATCGTATGATTGGTGGCACTGTTGTAACAGAAATAATATATCTGCGCTGACTGCTCATCAGCAATAGATCCTATAACAACATTAGTACCAGCCGGTATAGTTCCGTTTTCTATTGTGTCTGCTCGACTAATATTACCCCAAGCATTTTTTAAAACTTGAGCATCTATCTCTGAGTCTATAGATACACGTACGTTTTGAGCGTCAACCATTTCGGTACGCTTGATCAAACGCTCATCATCGTCACTGTTCAGATAGCGTGGTATGATTTTATCAATAGACGGCATTGATTATGCTTTAGGACTTAGTTTGAAATTTCTTCTGCTTGTGCTTAACGCATCAAATTTATTCCACGATTTCAATCGAGCATTTGCCAATCGACGTTCGTTATAGTATTCTGCACGAGCGCGCTGTTTCTCACTTACAGGTACACTTGATTTACGATGTACTGTCTTGTAATATATATAAGCACGTAACGCTTCTTCTGCGTATACAGGCACACAAGGGTTACTTGATTTAGCAGCATCTGAAATATACTCAAGAACTACCTGGGTAGTATCTGAAAGTAATGATATCTCAAATCTACATTCTGCCCAGTTGACTCTATACTCTCCTGCACCTTGTCCACCACCAAGACCGTATAGACGTCCCATTGTAGATTCATAAACAAAGTTTCTGAACACATAAGAATCAAACCCCAGTAAGTAATCTGGAATAGCATCAGCCGGTTGATCAGGAAGAAGATTCATGTTAGGGTTCTCGGCAAAAACATATACGAGTCCATCATTACCCAACTGCCCCATCTTGACCATGTCAACATAATCAGACGGCATGTCAACGGTACCCAGTGATTGATTAACATCAAGCAATACTGTTTTAATAGTATGTGCTATGTCAAATCCAAATTCACGGATACCTCTTAACGCATACTGACGCAACATATAATCAGACGCATTAGACCCATAGTCATCTGCATCTATACTCATTGTGTAGTCGTTAACTACTTTATCTACTGTTACGTATGACTGACTCATTATCTATTCTCTTGTTTCGTTATCTCTGAATTAGAGTAATTGTATACATTCGCATCACGAAGGTTTACACCTATAAGTAAAGCAATCTCGTTAACCAACTCACCAAAGTATTGCTCAGGTAATTCAAAGTCTACACTGTTTGCGGCAAGATATAATTCAACACCTGCTACAGAAGAGGAATAACCAAACTTAGGAGACGCTGTTGTTTTTGCTCCTGTCGTTGGGACAATACCTTGAGGCAACTTAAAGTACCGAAGGTTGATTTTATTTATGCTTGTATTTACATTAGGGAATATCTCTATCTGATTTGCAATCAATGCAACAGGGGCATCATCTGAAGGTGCTGATAAATCGCTGTTTAGTATTCTATCAATATGATCTTCATTGTAGCACATCTGCACAAGAGACTGTTGTTGAACACCCAGTATCATTTTGCCAATAGTTGATATTGAAATTGCACGAGCAAAATCAGAAGGCTTATCCACTACTCCAGAAGTTAAAGTCAACTCTGACTTCTTAGAGAATGTAGACAGATCTTCTTCTATCTGTTTAGCACGCGCAAACTGACGAGACCCGTCCAATGCACTACGACGTAATCTATTAGCCATAGTCATTTCTTCAAACAAACTATTGAATACATTCATCTGTGCCATGCCTGCGAACTCATTGAAAATTGCCGGCGTAACAAAACCTCTTTGGTCTTTGTTGGCTATGTCTCTAACTGCTTTGTAAACTCTTTCTACACTTGCCATAATAGTTTTTGGCTTTACAGCAAATATACGAAATAAAAAGAGGGGGTCTTACGGGACCCCCTCTACTGCTTACATGTGTTTAACAGAACACATATACGAATAATGTACTGTAAATCTACGAAAGTTTTTCTAATCGAGATATTAGTTCATCGTATACAGACGCTCCTTTTTCGGTAAGACAAAAACGAACCATCATGTCTTTTGGATCTTGACCAGCAGGAACAGATATAATTAATCTACCACTGTCAAACCAGTATACTCCGTCAGGCTTACACGATATGATTTGAAAATCATTTGATTGAATAACTGCTGATCGAGTCTTAACGCGTGGATCATCAAACATAGCAATAAAAGTAGCGGGGCTGCTTTTTGCTTCGCGTAACATCTCTCTACGGATATCAATCATTTGTTGTTCAATGTTGATTCCTAAAGATAAAGCAACTGCTAATATCTCATCAGAACCTTTTGTACGAACAAGGGAAACAGCATCATGAGTCAAGAACTCGCTGTTAACCACTTCTTCAGAATCTCTACTGTTGTCTACAATCTTAAACAACTTACCGCCGTTTGCTATATTACTGGGGTGTAGTTCAAGAAACTTAGCAAGGTTTGGTTTATTATACGGAACAGCCAATAGACCATCTCTGAATATGACGTGTTCTCGACGAGACTTTTCGTTCTGTTGATCACGGAATACACTTGGTTCTCCAGGACAATAACGTATACTACGAACCTGATTTGTTTCTGGATCGTATACACTTACCTCTGATTTTATTTTTGAAACGATACCGCCTCCTTTTGGAATTTCAAAAACCTTAGTGGTTTCTGGAGCCGCATCTTTTTTGATTACGCTGTAGCCTTTTTTAGGCGCAGGTGTTTTTTTTGCTGCCGCCTTGGGAGCAGCCTTTGTTGTAGTTGACATTTGAATAGAATTAAAAAATTAAAAAAGAGAGGGGCAAAGCCCCTCTCCAGAAATCATTATCCTTATGACTTGATAAGGATGTGTTGGTTTGCTGCACGAGTAACCAATGCACACTCAGAACGGTAGTTGAACTGTAGGCTATCTGTGTTGGTGTTATTCACACCTAAGATAGAACCTGTCATCCAGTGCTCCATTTCACGAGAGTATCCGTTAGTGTCCTTGTAGTTCAATTCCAAAGCAGCGGCACGATCACCGGTCTTAGGATCAACTACAGTAGTCAACGGAATCATTGCTCCTAAGTAATCAGAACCAGCCAACAATGTTGGGTCGTTCAATAACTTCCAAGAGTGCTTGTGGAATGTGTATCCACCACGCTTGAATGAATCGAAGCCAAGTTCTGATCCACGTCCACCGAATGCACCGATACCAGAAGTTACATCAGTGAAACCAGCAGCGCCGTTCAATGAAGCAACCATGTCATCAATTGCCAAAGCCTGAGCAGTATTCACGTACATAGCGTACTCTGGTGCTGCACCTTGCTTGTCAAGTTCTGAGATCAATACATCCATTTCAGTGAAGTCATCGATCTGGCCATTCTGTACAATACCACGATTCTCAATAGCAGCGAAGTAACCTTGTCCTGCTGTTGGTGTACCACCGATATTTGTAGTTGTCAATGTGTTAGTGATTGTCTCACCTAACAATAACATCATTTCACGCTTATCGAGGAAACGAGCACGAGTGTCCATCTCTCCTTTTACGTACCAACGGTAATCGCCGTTACCTACATTAACCCAACCAATGTTAGTTGCTTGAGAACCTGTAACCTTAAACACCTCTTTGATGATGTTGTAAGCGTTTGTACGCTTGATTACGTTTGACTCCAAGTAACCAGTGTTTTGATCAGATCCTTGTGCAAACAAGTTACCAATCACTGGTAGGTTAACAGCAGTAGTAGCAGCAGTAGCGCCGATGTTACCACTTAAAGACTCAAGAGTATAGTCAGCAGTTGCATTGTGACCGATCTCACCAGTTGGAGAGATAGCAGTAACCATCATGCGGTGCTCACCATTCCATAAGATTACATCGTTTAAACGCAATACGTTAGCGTCAGCAGTTGCTTTCTTCACTACTAATGTAGTTGCAGTAGAAGCCGCTGTTGCCGTTGGGTTTACAGTTGCGTAAGAGTGTAGACGAGTTTCTTCCCAGTATTGAACCTCATCGGCGGTACCGCTTGCGCGTACGGCGCCTGTAAGGTTTAGGAACCCCGTTAAACCACCTGAGATTTGCTGGTAACCATAAGTTTTAACCAACTGATCACGATTGTCAGGAGCATTGATTTCGTCAATAAAGTCACCCAATGAAGTGTATTTCGCTGGGTCAAGACGACGGAATACCGCAGCCTTGTTGTCATTAAACACCGGAGGTGCTGAAGATGTTGCCATGTTATTTTGTTTTTATAGCGTTATTTTAAAAATGTTTGTTGCCGTCCCAAAGCATCAAGTACCTGTTGGGCAACAGAATCTCTTTGACTTTGCTCTGGATTAGCAGTAGGATTACTGGCGTCAATATTCGCTGCCTTCTCAACGACATTGCGTTGTCCGTCACTCATACCTTGCTGGTAAATGCTCTGTAGGATATTCGGTAGGTTATCAGTAACCGTACGGTGCATATTCCAAAGATCATGGTCCCAGTTGCCCGTGTTATCCACGTACTTATCAAAGAACTCAGTCATGTTGCCGTTATCCTTGGCCAACTCATTGCGGTAATCAGTACTCACGCCATAATTGAATTCACGACCACCGGGGAGTTCAAAGGCAATTTCGCCTAACTCTGTTAATGATTGTGCATTCGACCGAGACCATTCCACATCAAATGGGCTTTCAGTTTCAACAACATTTGAAGACCCTTCAGCAGGTAGGGTATACGCTTCACGTAATGATCCTACATTCTGTCTGGCCTTCTCTGCGTCAATCTTCAACTGAAGGTTTGAAAGTCTAACTTCTTCTTCAGAGAAAACATTTTCATCAGTCTTGTATTTAGATGAGATTAATAAATCAATTTCATCATTACCAAGAGATGGATACTCACTTGCCATATGGACCCGCATAACAGTACGATCATCCATTTCGGACGGATCTAATGCCTGGTAACGGAACCAGTCTTCAGGTGAGCGACCTGTCTTCTCCACAAAATCAGCAATGACTGCAATCCGTGGGTCGAGACTTGACTCAGATATAGATTGAGGCTCTGTTGGTTCTTCTTGCGTTGCCTGCATTTCGCCTGTTAACGCTTGAAAGAAACTTTCAAAACCTTCACTCTCATTATTTAAAGAACTTTGCTCCTCTTGTACAGGAGCCGTTTCTTGTTCTACAACCTGTTGTACATCTTGTTGTACTTCTTGTTGTACTTCTGGTTGAGCCGATTCAACTACTTGTTGCGGCTCACTTTCATTTGTAGGTGCAGGCTCTGCACTTACCTCTGGTGTAGGCGCTTGCACATTATCTTGCACAGGTGCCTCTTCTGTAGTCTGTGGCTCTCCGGGGAAGGTATCAGTAATAGTGAATCCTGCATCCTGGATAGCCTGCTCCATTTGGCTTTCTACTTTTTCCATTCTATTTAATTTATTTATACAGCAAATTTAATACATAAACTGTATGTTTGTGGAAGTGAGTGCAATGGCACTTACTGTGGTTAGGAGTAGCCAAAAGAAAAGGGGACCCTGTTAAGAGTCCCCTTTTTATATATAGTGTAAGCGGTGTTTAGTAAGTATCCTTTGCTCCTGGATTAAATCCTGCTTTAGCACCAAGCATTGTCATTGTTGCTTTCTCTGCTTTACCACCTGCTTTATACTTCTTAGTACCACCTCTTCCAGCGTTACCATCAACAACTGAGTCGCTGTTAGAGTCAAGCATCTTGCGAGCCATCTCTCTTTGGCTTGGGTCTTTAAGTAGAGCCTTGAGTAGTCCCCCACTTTTGTACATTTTCATTAGTCGATCATCCATGTCAATAAGATTAGTATTGCAAATTTAAGTAATGTTATGTAAGTTTAAGGAACTGAAATTCATATCATGAAAACAAATTACGAAACAAACATCAGTGTTGAAAGTAAATGTGTGTTGACAAATATTGCTGACTACGCTGCAAGCAACATGATGAGAACAAAAGAAAAGTCTGAGTTATACGCTAAGATTATAGATCGTTGTGTGTCTATGCTCGGTAAACCTTAGTCTTCTTTTTAACGGCTTTGGGTTGAGGAACATATTGCTTTCCTTCTTTTGTACCCTCCCTTTTCGCTCTTGAAGTAGCATTATATTCTTCATCTGAAAGCGCAGCAATTGCCGCTGTAGGTAGGTAACGCTCTCCTGTCTTAGATGAGGCCTTACCTGATTTAGTACGCCACTTTTGTTTAGTCCATTTTCTTAGGGACTCTTGTGCTTTTTTTAAACCTGGCATTATTTGTATCCGCCCCCTGCGGCTTTATAGGCTTTCGCTAACATCTGTGCTTTACGAGCAGACCACTGCCCTGCTTTACCACCTTTAGTACCAGCCATAATTCTTTTAAACAAACGCTTACGCATCCCTGGCTTAGTATAGTTTCCTGATTGATTTACTTTTGATTTGTACTTCTTAGCCATTACCACTTTACTTTATTGGCCCAGTACGCAGCAGAGAATTTACCCTTCTTAATGTTCTTGGCGTGACGGGCTTTAAAGGAAGCACGTTTCTTTTTCATCTTGTCAGATTCACCTGCCTTTGGCTTACCCGCTGTTGATGCTCCTTGCTCTCCAAAGCGAATAATCTTAACCTTGTCGCCTTCTTTAGCCGCTACAATATGTGACTTTTTAGGATGATCTGGAGTCCGCTTAGGTTGATTAAAACCCTTGAGTCTATATCGTTTTAGTATGTTGCCGTACTTACTTTCTGCCATAAAGCAAATATAAGTATTATCGTTTTATGCCGGGTATAGCGAGGTGTATCTCAATTTTCTCAATAAGTTCTAAAACCTCATTACTTTCAAGACGACGAGAAGAAATCATCTCATGTAATAATTTTAATTGATCTGTAGTTAGATCTAAGAAGTGTCTCATTTTTATAAATAATTAAAGAGTCTGAAATCGTCTTCATATATTTTTTTTATAATCTCTCTTGATTCATTGTCGTATGGATCTTGATCTGTTTTCGCTGTATAGTTTACGCGGACAAATTTCTCTGGTAGTTTCTTGTTATGATTCTCCCTGAACAGTAACCAATCATTAGCAAATGTCTCGTATTTAAAAATATGATCTACAAGTTTGTGCCTCCGCATTAGATACAAGAAGTCTACCTGTGGTACAAAATGTATACGGTCATAATCATCTTTCTTAAATTGTAGTAGCAAATCTGTTTTAATATAATCTTGAAACCTTTCAATCATGTTTGGCTCCTCTATAGTCTGCTGTCTTAAAAAATTATGTTTCCACGCGGACCATATTCGATCATAGGGGTTACGTACAATAGTAAAGGATGTATATTCAGAAAGCATTTTATTGCTGTATTCCTCTGTTAGGTCAAAGAATGTGTAATGCTTATGACCATGTCTGTTATCAATCTCTTCTTGAGTCCTCAATTCTCTGTGGATCGAAGTTGTCATACACTTTGGTACTGCTATGAAAACTAATTTATGATTATGATATACCATTAGTTTTGTTTATTACAAAACGAGACAAGTATATATCTCTTACCACTGTGTACTGGTCTTCCACCATGCCTATGTGTTACTTGCCCAGGATGAACAGCAATATGCCCCACATCTCCTACGTGTGTTTGTTTTTGATTATAGAAATATGTACCTCCCCCTGTATAGTCTTTGTTTAAAGTTAGCACCGAACTAATAACAGCGTTGTCATGATGCAGATCTAAGTGACCCTGTGTATCTGTAGTGTATTTAATCATGAAGTTTTCACTATCCATATTTATCCATGCTTTACCGTGAAGGTGCCACCTGGTTATCGCCGCCGGAAAAACAAACTCTTTTAGAACACGCTTGTATATTTCGTCGTACCCAAATGAAGATATTAATGTATCCACTGTTGGATAAAATTCATGTCTTTTAGTTTGCCATAAAGCCTTCTGCTCTGCCTCATCTATAAGCAATTTGCAAAACTCTTCTGTAAACAAAGGATATGATATAACATCTTGTATAGGCTCTTCAAATATCATGTCCCAAGCCTTTGTCTTAGCAGCAGGATGAATCCATTTATCAACCCATTCAGGCCATTTGCCAGATTTAAAAATCTCTTCGTGAACAGTAGACTGGGTTCTACTTGTGTTGTCATTAGATGACTGAAAAGCAATATCTTCTTTTAGCGCAAGTGCACGAGTATCTCTTGTTACCCAGTCCCAATCACCTCTTGGATGGACACAATAAGTAGCAGGAATAAATTCATCTGCCGCTGTTATATACTCCTGGAAGTTATGCTGAGTAAAAGATAATGCACCTGCCTGGGTAACCATATACGCATGCAAGTTATAAGAGTATCCAGGGACTACAATATCCCCGTAATCATCTCTATCTGGAGCCATTGCTCTGCGCCCTAAGTAAAGCATGTCCCATGTACTTGGATCAGGAATAATTGAATAATCTATCTTGCCTTTAAAGAAGAAATCTTCCTCACATATTAAAGCAATCTCTGTTTGATCCTCTACAATTTTCTTCCAGGTATTTAAATGTGCTAAACCACAGCCCATCTCACCGACTGTTACCGGTTGGTTCCACCATTTATTATCACTGTTCATAGCCCATGAATCATGTGGAGACCATTTATAATCTTTAAAAGATCTTGCGTCTACACCTGGCACTATCACTACGTCACAATCAATACCCGCTTCCTTTAGTCTACCTGTATACTCTTTTAACTTTTTGTCAGAGGTGTCCATAGATATTACATAGACTTTTTGAATCATAAGGCTTTCCTTTTTATTAAATAAAATTTCCCATTCTTTTGCTACTAACTTCCAGTCACGAGAGTTAACGTATTCATCAACCTTAGACCAATCTGTTATATGTTTGCTAAACTTATTTAAAGTTTCTTTAAGCCCAGCAATAGGATTGACCAAAGGTCTTACATGGTGTCCCAACATTTCAATCGCTGTTAAACAATAAGTTTCATTGTATGTAGTAGGGTAATACCAACTCTCACACTTAGACATTAGTTTATACAACTCTTTATTAGAGAGACTACCATGAAAAGTAACACCTTCTAATTTAGATACACGCTCGGAAAAGTTTTTATTGTAGTACTCCAAACCATAAGCAGGTGTACATATATCGAGAGTCCCATCAAGGTATCCTTTTTCAATATCACTGATTACTGCATCAAGTCCTCGTTCTGGATGAGATGTGTATATGTAAGAATCTTTTTTCTTAGTGATGACAGGCTCAAACAGCGATGTATCAAGGCCATTGCCAATCACCTCTACTTTATCTACTGATAAATGATCCGGGGCTTCATTCTTTATAAAGTATTCTTTATGCCAATTGGTAAGACAAACAATTGTGTCCGTGTTTAGATAAGCATCTTTTATATCTGCGTCAGACATACGCTGGCCCTTGTACCAATAGTGAGGATGTTCATTGTGTAACCAGAATATCTTCTTAGTCTGTGGCTTTAGATTATAGTATTTTAAGTAGTGGATATATGATACACCGATAAGTATATCTATCTCTGGGATCTCACTTATGTTTTTTAGATCTACATAATTAAGGGATCCGCTGTTGGGGTATTTATCAGAAACAGGCTTGACCTGGCCTACTACAAAAACACTATGCCCTTGTATAGCCAGTGACCTTGATAACCCCATTATACATTGCTCGGTTCCTCCTATTCCTTCTGAGTTATAATAGGGGTTCCAGGCACTTGCATAATATCCTGCGTGGAATACAATGACCATTTGTTGATACAATTAAATTAACTATTGCATCACTAAAGATACATTATCTAACTGGTCTTTACAATTCTACTGTATATCACATATGCCCCGTCGGGTATATTATCTATGTATGCAAGCGCTTCTGCCTTTGTTGAGAACGAACGAAACTCATCGAAGTTATCATCAGTCCTTTCCCATGATCCATCGGTTTTTAAATTCGCTGTATTGTCTGCATTTTGTATGTAGAAACTTTCTTGAACCGCCATATTATGTTAATCTTTGAACCATTATACCTCTATATACACTTGCGGATTGCGTTGAGTGATTCCAAATACCATCAAGAGCATTGGATGTAGTCAACTCATATGCATCACCAGATGTTGATTGGAAAATAAAACATGCGCTAAGGGTACTGAAGTCTCCATAAGTATTATGACGGAAGTATTGAATTGCCGCTGAACCTATTGGGTTTGTGCTACCCCCTGTCACTTGCTTTAAGTAGAAACCTACACATGAACGGTTGTTGTAATTAGACTTTAGTGTCACAGAGTAAGTACACAGATATGTACCCGTTGCTGATATAGTAATTTGATTAGAACTAATATCTACGTTTGTACCCGCTTGACCACCACCTAAAGTTCTGTTTATATTACAACGCGTTTGAGCCGTAGTAAATGTTTGACTGGAGTCAATTCCGCCAATCATAGGAGTAAATCCAGTACCCGGTGTTCCAGAAGAACCTGTCTGACCCTTCTGTCCTTTAGTACCGTCTGATCCATCATTACCCGCTGATCCTGTCTGACCCTTCTGGCCTTTGACTGAAGTACCAGCCTCACCTTTCTGTCCCTTGACCGAAGCACCAGCCTCACCTTTTTGTCCCTTGACTGAAGCACCAGCCTCACCTTTCTGGCCTTTGACTGAAACACCTTGCTCACCTTTTTGTCCTTTGACTGAAACACCTTGCTCACCTTTTTGTCCCTTGACCGAAGCACCAGCAGCACCCTTCTGTCCCTTGACCGAAGCACCAGAAGGACCTTGGATATTTCCAGTTGGTACCCATTGAGCGCCGTCCCATTCATAGACATCACCTGTGGTAGTATCTAAGTACTGATCTCCAACATTAGTACCTGCACCACTCGGTGGTCCAACTGCTGAGGTCCAGTTATCTCCTTCTTCACCTTTCTGTCCCTTTGTACCAGCCTCACCTTTTTGTCCTTTGACACTGGCTCCAGCCTCACCTTTTTGTCCCTTAGTCGCAGTACCAGTAGCACCCTTAGTACCGGCTTCACCCTTCTGGCCCTTAGTCGCAGTACCGGTTGCACCCTTAGTACCAGCCTCACCTTTTTGTCCCTTAGTCGCAGTACCAGTAGCACCTTTAGTACCAGCCTCACCCTTCTGACCTTTAGTAGCAGTACCGGTAGCACCTTTAGTACCGGCTTCACCTTTCTGACCCTTAACTGAAGCACCATCAGCACCCTTCTGACCTTTAACACTTGTGCCCGTTGCACCTTTATCTCCAGCAGCACCTTTTGTTCCTGCCTCGCCCTTCTGACCTTTAGTAGCAGCACCAGCAGCACCCTTCTGTCCTTTACCACCTTGTGGCCCCTGGATATTTCCAGTTGGAACCCACTGTGCACCATCCCATTCGTACACGTCACCTGTGGTAGTATCTAAGTACTGATCACCTACATTGGTACCTGCACCACTCGGTGGTCCAACTGCTGAGGTCCAGTTATCTCCTTCTTCTCCCTTTTGGCCTTTGGTACCTGCCTCACCCTTCTGCCCCTTGACAGATGCTCCAGCAGCGCCTTTATCTCCCACTTCTCCTTTTTGTCCTTTGGTAGCAGTACCGGTAGCACCTTTAGTACCAGCCTCGCCCTTCTGACCTTTAGTAGCGGTACCAGTAGCACCCTTAGTACCAGCCTCACCCTTCTGGCCCTTAGTGGCAGTACCGGTAGCACCTTTAGTACCAGCCTCACCTTTCTGTCCTTTAACGCTTGCTCCGGCTTCGCCCTTCTGTCCTTTAACAGATGCACCGGCCTCACCTTTCTGTCCTTTAACAGATGCACCGTCTTGTCCTTTCTGACCCTTATCACCTGCTTCACCCTTTTGGCCTTTAACGGATGCGCCATCTTGACCCTTCTGACCCTTACCGCCTTGAGGCCCCTGGATATTTCCAGTTGGTACCCATTGCGCGCCATCCCATTCATAGACGTCACCAGTCGCTGTATCTAAATATTGATCACCTACGTTAGTACCTGAACCACTCGGTGGTCCAACAGCAGAAGTCCATGAATCACCTTCAAGTCCTTTCTGACCCTTAGTTCCAGCCTCACCCTTTTGGCCTTTGACACTTGCACCCTGTGCACCCTTGTCTCCAGCCTCGCCCTTCTGTCCTTTGACCGAAGCCCCTTGAGCACCTTTATCTCCTGCTTCGCCTTTTTGTCCTTTTACCGAAGCACCGTCTTGTCCTTTCTGACCTTTGGTTCCGTCTTCACCCTTTTGACCCTTGACCGCTGTACCAGTTGCACCTTTGTCTCCGGCTTCTCCTTTCTGACCTTTGACACTGGCACCAGTTGCACCCTTGTCTCCAGCCTCACCTTTTTGTCCTTTAACTGAAGCGCCTGTTTGACCCTTGTCTCCAGCCTCACCTTTTTGTCCTTTAACAGAGGCTCCATCGATACCCTTCTGGCCTTTCTCTCCTTTACCACCTTGTGGTCCCTGGATATTGCCAGTAGGAACCCATTGCGCTCCGTCCCATTCGTAGACATCACCTGTGGCAGTGTCAAGATATTGGTCGCCAACATTAGTGCCAGAGGTAGATGGCGGCCCAACAGCCGATGTCCAAGAGTCTCCTTCTTGGCCCTTGACTCCTATTTCTCCTTTTTGTCCTTTCTGACCCTTATCTCCAGCCTCACCTTTCTGACCTTTAGTACCAGCCTCACCTTTCTGTCCTTTATCTCCCGCTGTTCCTTTATCTCCTGCTTCACCTTTCTGACCCTTGACAGATGCTCCTTGTGCACCCTTGTCTCCAGCCTCGCCCTTCTGTCCTTTGACAGACGCTCCTTGTGCACCTTTGTCACCCGCTTCACCTTTCTGGCCCTTGACAGATGCTCCATCTTGACCCTTCTGTCCTTTACCACCTTGTGGCCCTTGGATATTACCGGTTGGAACCCACTGTGCACCATCCCATTCGTAGACATCGCCTGTATTAGTATCTAAGTATTGGTCGCCTACATTCGTTCCGGGACTTGAAGGTGGTCCAACAGCGGAAGTCCAAGAGTCTCCCTCTTGGCCCTTAACTCCTATCTCTCCTTTTTGCCCTTTCTCACCTTTCTCTCCTTTATCACCAGTAGTTCCCTTGGTGCCGTCAATTCCTTTTTGGCCCTTGTCTCCTTCTTCGCCTTTCTGCCCCTTAACACTGGCACCTGCTTCACCCTTCTGACCTTTAACCGAAGCACCGGCTTCGCCCTTCTGTCCTTTAACGGAAGCACCGTCTTGACCTTTCTGACCCTTATCTCCTTCTTCTCCTTTTTGACCTTTGACCGAGGCTCCGTCTTGACCCTTCTGGCCCTTACCTCCTTGTGGACCTTGGATGTTCCCAGTTGGTACCCATTGAGCGCCGTCCCATTCGTAGACATCGCCTGTATTAGTATCTAAGTACTGATCACCTACATTGGTACCCGGAGTAGACGGAGGTCCAACAGCAGATGTCCAAGAGTCTCCTTCTTGTCCTTTAAGACCTATTTCACCTTTCTGGCCTTTTTGTCCTTTATCTCCTTCTTCACCTTTTTGGCCTTTGGTACCATCTTCACCTTTTTGACCTTTGTCTCCAGCAGCGCCTTTATCTCCAGCGACACCCTTCTCACCAGTTTGTCCCTTATCACCAGTGGTACCTTTAGTACCGTCAATACCCTTCTCTCCTTTGGATCCCTTATCTCCTTCTTCTCCTTTTTGCCCTTTGACTGAAGCACCATCTTGGCCCTTCTGACCTTTCTCTCCTTTACCGCCTTGTGGTCCTTGAATGTTTCCAGTCGGCACCCATTGCGCTCCGTCCCATTCGTAGACATCACCTGTATTAGTATCAAGGTATTGATCACCAACATTAGTACCTGGAGTAGATGGAGGTCCAACAGCGGAAGTCCAAGAGTCTCCTTCTTGGCCTTTAACACCGTCTTGTCCCTTTTGTCCTTTTTCACCTTTATCTCCAGTGGTTCCTTTGGTGCCATCGATACCTTTATCACCTTTAGTACCGTCAATCCCTTTTTGACCTTTGTCACCCGCTTCACCTTTTTGGCCTTTTACAGATGCACCGTCTTGTCCTTTTTGTCCTTTTTCACCTTTGCCACCAGCAGGCCCCTGTATATTACCGGTAGGTACCCACTGAGCACCATCCCACTCGTAAACGTCTCCTGTATTAGTGTCAAGATATTGATCACCTATATTCGTGCCGGGAGTAGATGGGGGGCCTACTGCTGAGGTCCAAGAATCACCTTCTTGCCCTTTAACACCGTCTTGTCCCTTTTGTCCTTTATCTCCTTTGTCGCCAGTTGTACCTTTAGTACCGTCAATACCCTTCTGTCCTTTGGTACCATCGATGCCCTTCTCACCTTTATCACCAGCAGTTCCCTTGTCTCCAGCCTCACCTTTGTCGCCGTCTTCACCTTTTTGGCCTTTACCACCAGCAGGACCTTGGATGTTCCCAGTTGGTACCCACTGTGCACCATCCCACTCATAAACATCACCAGTCGCTGTATCAAGGTATTGGTCGCCTATGTTAACACCTGGAGTACTCGGTGGTCCAACAGCAGATGTCCATGAGTCACCTTCTTGACCCTTGACGCCATCTATACCTTTCTGGCCTTTCTCTCCTTTGTCTCCCGTAGTCCCCTTAGTTCCGTCTTCACCCTTCTGGCCCTTCGTACCATCGATACCCTTCTCACCTTTGTCCCCGGAAATACCTTTGTCCCCCGTAGTTCCTTTGGTGCCGTCTTGACCTTTTTGCCCTTTGCCTCCTTGTGGTCCTTGTATATTACCAGTTGGTACCCATTGAGCACCGTCCCATTCGTAGACATCACCGGTTGCAGTGTCAAGATATTGATCACCTACGTTAGTACCTGGAGTACTCGGCGGTCCAACAGCGGAAGTCCAACTATCTCCCTCTTGTCCTTTAAGACCGTCAATTCCTTTCTGACCTTTCTCACCCTTGTCACCAGTGGTTCCTTTATCTCCAGTATCCCCCTTGGTGCCGTCAATCCCTTTTTGACCTTTATCGCCAGCAGTTCCTTTATCACCAGCAGTTCCCTTATCTCCTGTGTCTCCTTTAGTGCCATCAATACCTTTTTGTCCCTTACCTCCAGCAGGCCCTTGAATATTTCCAGTAGGTACCCATTGAGCACCATCCCATTCGTAGACATCGCCAGTGGCCGTATCTAAGTATTGGTCACCTATGTTAACTCCGGGAGTAGATGGTGGGCCAACAGCGGAAGTCCAACTATCTCCTTCTTCTCCTTTTAACCCGTCAATTCCTTTCTGACCTTTCTCTCCTTTATCTCCGGTAGTACCTTTATCGCCAGTGGCGCCCTTCGTACCGTCAATACCTTTCTCACCTTTAGAACCGGCTTCGCCTTTATCACCAGCAGTTCCCTTATCGCCAGTATCACCTTTGGTACCGTCAATTCCTTTTTGCCCTTTGCCTCCGGCAGGACCCTGGATATTTCCGGTGGGGACCCATTGGGCACCATCCCACTCATAAACATCGCCAGTGGCCGTATCTAAATACTGATCACCTATGTTAACTCCGGGAGTAGATGGTGGTCCTACCGCTGATGTCCATGAATCTCCCTCTTGACCCTTGACGCCATCCTGACCTTTCTGACCTTTCTCACCTTTGTCACCGGCAGTACCTTTGTCTCCGGTATCTCCTTTAGTACCATCAATACCCTTCTGACCTTTGTCGCCAGTATCTCCTTTGGTACCATCAATTCCTTTTTCTCCTTTTTCTCCAGCGGTACCTTTATCACCAGTATCTCCTTTGGTTCCGTCAATTCCTTTTTCACCTTTGGCTCCGGCCTCACCTTTATCACCAGTGATTCCCTTGTCGCCAGTATCTCCTTTGGTGCCATCAATTCCTTTCTCTCCTTTTTCTCCAGCGGTACCTTTGTCTCCCGTATCTCCTTTGGTTCCGTCAATTCCTTTCTGACCTTTATCTCCAGCAGTACCTTTATCACCAGTATCTCCTTTGGTACCATCAATACCCTTTTGGCCTTTGTCACCAGCCTCGCCCTTATCACCAGTAATACCTTTATCTCCAGTAGTACCCTTATCACCGATATTTCCTTTAGCGCCTTCTTGTCCTTTGGATCCATCTATACCTTTCTGGCCTTTGTCTCCAGAAGTACCTTTGTCTCCAGTGTCTCCCTTTGCACCGGTATCTCCTTTAACACCGATCTCACCTTTAGCACCTTCTTCTCCTTTTGCACCGACTTCACCTTTGTCGCCCTGTATGCCTTTATCACCAGTAGTACCCTTATCTCCAGTATTTCCTTTTGATCCAGTATCACCCTTAACTCCTATTTCCCCTTTAGAACCTTTAAGACCTATTTCACCCTTCTGGCCCTTTTGTCCCTTGTCTCCTTTGGCACCAACAAGTTGAGTAACACTACCAGGAGTTATTACCGCTGTTGTTTGAGGTGGAAGTGTTATGTCGAAGACAAGTCCGCCTGCTTCTATTACTATGATTTCTACTTCAGCCATTAGGGGTTGTTCTGAAATTTATGTTACGATGTCCTGCACTACTTCAAAGGTTCCATAGAACCAAGTCTCAACAGTGCCAGCAGATGTAAGTGTTGATTGAAAACCATATACATATGTACCTGCTGGTACCTGCATATTAGCCGCTGTTATAGTCACCACGAGATTTCCATTGATATCTCCAGTGGTAGTTATATCGGTATTGGTTATAACCAGTGGTCCATTGTCATATTCTCTAACTTCCATTTTAAAAGAGTATAGAGTAAGATCTAACTTCACACCATTCGAGGATGCTACAACAGAGTTTAAGATAAACGTGTCTCCACGACGCGTACAGATATTTAACTGTGCAGCGTTGTTCATATTTAAGTTTGTCGGGTTAGGACATGAACATGGACTATTTGAGCATCCGCAAGCCATATTACGATAGGGTTAAGTTTGTTATTACTTCTTCTTCCATTGGGGGTCTCTCTCCTTGACGTTGAGCGATTAATTTACTTTGAGCAGCAGCCTGCTTATCTATTCGAGCATCTTTACGGTTCTCTGCTACTGCCTGCTCTTGTTGCTTTACCCCACTCTCAATTTGTTGTTCAACAATACCGTACTCTCCTTTTATGTTTTCTAATTGAATCTTGTATTGATATTCAAGTTCCAACAGTTGTGCTTTTGCTTGGGTCTCTAATTGAATGCGCTGTGCTTCTATCTGAGCCTCCATTTGTTTTTTCTGCATTTCAATCTGACCTGCAACTTGTGATGACTCTGCATTTGCCTGTGCTTGCATCTGCATATTTTGAGCCGCTATTTGTTGCTGCTGCTTCATACGCTTCTTGCGACGAACAACCAATAATCTTTCGGCTTGCTCAACATCCTTTATTTGTCTGATCGCAATAGCATCCTCAAGATCAATTTCTTTTTGAGCAAGCGCTATTTGAATATTTTGTTCTAAATAGGCCTTGTCCATCTCACCCATTTCTGTAACAACCATTACTCCAAAGTTGTACATAGATAGATTATCAAACGAGGTTATCACCGCCATGTTTGTTTCTCCAATAGCATTAGTATATGCCTTGTAAAGAATACTTTTTGGTGGTATAATCTGTAAACATTTCACAACGTCTTCACAAACCTTTTTGTAAAGAACCATAGCAGCGTTAGTAATATCATATATAGCATTGTTACCTGCGGCTATTTGCTGCTGTCTAACGCCCACAAGAGCATCTCCCTTGGGTGAAGTTCCATCCATGACCTCATTGATCCCTGTGGCGTCTCTAATCATCCTTAGATAGTGATTGTATATAGCAACCAATTCTGTGATGTTTCTGATAGCATTTCCTATTTCGCGAACCGGTGGGTTTTGGAATCCACCTTCTGGATTTTTACTTCTGTAATAGAAGATACCAGTTTGTTCGTATATGTCTTGAATCTCTAATGGTTGAAGTTCTCCACCTCTACCAAGTTGTACATTCTCTAAGCCCTCGATATCTATGATCAAACCATCAGGCTTTGCCTTAGCAATAGATTGTTGAATCTTGAGGTGTGTGATTTGTAACATATCAGCAAACCCAATAACAGAGGAAACCATTGATTTAGGAATCATTCCTCTAATGTTTGTTGCAATGGCGCTGTATGATAATGTAGCACGGGATATATCGTGTACGTTCTTAGGTATGTTTTTCTTAGGACCGTAGTCAAACATTAACTCTGTACCCACAATGTAAGTACCTCCGTATACAGTAGCGTTACTCATGTACATTGCTTCTCGATCGTATACCGATTGTTGAGGAGCATTGTACTCTGTCCCTTTGTAATAAAAGCCTATGTTCCCATAAGCAGATTCTTTCTTCTCGTATATGATGTTGTCAACAGACATGAACTCAAAGTCCATAACTTCAACCTTGTACTCATCGTATCCCTGACGGTAACGTGTTCCTGGACGATCATAAGTATATCCAGCAGAACTAAATTGAGTCGGATTGTTTCCGTACTTGTTCATTACGGTCTTTGCAATCTGTTCGTATTGCGCTTCAGTAAACTGATCACCGGCAATACGCTTGAGTTCCATTATGGTTATGAACTTAAAGTGTCCAGCATATGTCAGGTCCCCAAAGTTCGGATCATCAGTATAGTTATGGACAAACCGTTTTGGATCAACATATTCTTCTTTGATGCCATAGTTAGGATCATTAGTACGTTTAGCCACAGCCATACCAAGTGTGGCCAAGTCTTCAACACAACGGCGATATATAGATTCATTAAAGTTGTTCCACTTGAGAGTCAGTTCAGTAGCAATCTGTGCAGATATCTCAGCGTCAGTTTTGATATTTGTGTCAAGAAATATTTCTGTTTCCTCTGGTGTTTCCGGTAGTTCATTTGGATCTACTGAAACATTTAAACCAAGTGCTTTAGCCTCTTCTATTATGTTACGGTTTTCAATACGTAAAATAGTAGCGGCTTTCTTTTTATCTTTTTCTGATCTTGAAAGAGGGTCTATTGCCTGTATTTGTGGATAAGGCTCTTTAGATAATATTTTGTTTACAACAATCTTTACAAACTTTGGAACGATTGGAACAGGTGTGTAATCAAGAGTTAATAATGTTCCATCCCCGTTATTAGGGTCAAGAGAATTTAGAATCTGTCTGTATATAGACGTGTCTTGAGTTCCCTGAGCATAGTCTCTACAGCGTTCCATTTCTGTATTTCTTCTGCCGTATAATGAATTTTGATAGTCACTCCCAACCCATTGAGCGAACATGGCCTTTGCATATTGCAAGCCATAAGGCATAGACATCTTTTCCTCTGTGCCTGCTAAAGCGTCTGGAAAGGAAGACTGTCCTGATTTATATTGGTTATCCATACTTGAGATTGCTACTTATGCAAATATACTTCTTATTATTTTCGTATAATTATCTGACCCTTTCTGAAGAATTGCTTCTTTTCGAAATCACTTTTTACTTTAACAGGCTTATGTCCTTGAGCAGCAAGTAATGCCAACCCGCTTGATATGGAAAGGTCATACTTAGTCCTGTCATCTATTTTAAAATTAACCCAGTCCTCCAGTGTTCGCTCAAAGTACATCTTGCCAAACTCAAGAGTATCTTCATTGAGTCCAACATGGTCATGTATATATGCTTCGATCGCTTGAGCATGAGCCTGTATAACATCCTTTGAATTCGATGGTATACCCTTGGTTTTAGTTTTAGTGCTTTGAAATTTAGAACCTAAATGCTCTGGTCTTTCCATTAAGAAATGATCGTAACCTCTTGTCTCAAAGTACCTTGCGATACCGTACTTATTGTTTTCAATTAACACAGGGTATCCATAAAACTTAGCCGCCATCAATACATCCTCATAAAATATTTTAGCAAGAGGTGGTCGAGAAGCATATTCAGCAACAAACATATTCGATGGGTGACCCATGTTGAATTTATTATAGAAGTGACAGGCGCCCTTTGATCCTCTTCCATCTACTGTTGCATCGATGTCATAACTATCCACACCGGCACATCCAATCCAAGCGTTATCGGGTTTGGTTTTGTTTCTCAAATCAGAAGGAGGCATCCATGCTACACGCCATCTTCCATTTGGATCAGGCTTAAACATAACTTCTGTGTCCTGCTTACCGCCAGACCAAACAAAGTTTCCTACTACAATTGGAGAAGGATATAGATCATCATTGTATTCTATCTGTTCGTAAATCTTTTGCACATTAAACAGAGAGGCTTTGGCGCTATCTCTAAATGCCTCTGCTTCAGTGAATGGGAACTGGCGTATTACCTCGTTGAGTTCATAAGAATCGTTTACCAGTGCTTTGCGTTCGTTTTTTAAGTAAGTCTTTGCTCCTATAGATATAGGCTCCTCATACTCCGTGTAAAGAGTTTTCTCTGGATCTTCGACCACTGGCATCCCATACCTATCAAAGAAGCCCTCAAGGGCATCGTAAGACGGTATAAAGACAGAGTACAGTCCGCTACGTGTACGCCCATTGTCATTTCTTTCCCTTGGATCACTTGCACCATACAGATCTCTAAATTGTTTACCGCCTCTGTCCAGAGGATTAACGGTGCTACCAACAAGAGCCTTGCCTACTATTCTACGACCAACCAACAAACAAGTACGCTGTATCCTCCAGGCTTCTCTTATGTCGTTTCCCTTTTCCCACTTACCCGCTTCATCCAAGTATAGCATATGGAGTTTTTCCCCATCATATGCATTGGTTGTAGTGTTCTTCCAGTTTACAATTGTATTGAGTGCTTCACCAGAAGAAGATGTCTTATTTTTCTTTGTGATTCTTTTTGATGGCTCACGAAATGCGAGTTCCATACGGGGGTTGGTAGTACCGTCTTGTATAGGTTTAAAGAAAAAAGGTAGCGACTTATACATAGGCACCACCTTCTTCATGAATATATTTTCTTGTGCATCTGTTCCTGTCTTCGACATGATGCCCAATAATTTTTCTTTTACCTGGGTTCCTTCATTGACGAGTATAGATGCGGACATATTTGTGTATCCAGAACGACGACACTTCACATAGATCTGTCCAACACATCTTGGATCTCTTATACAGGCTTCAAGATGTACGAATAGTTTCCTTTGAAAGTCGAGGAATGATGGGTATCCAATATCGATCTTACACCACTGTAAGAAGAAGTAATGGTTACCTGTGATATAGGTAGGTACCCCGTTGTTGTAAAACCATACTCCATCTCTACGTCTTTTAAATTCTTCGCTTATATAGGGTGTGAACTTTTTTCTAAATGATTCCGGCATCCCAAGCCATTCTTCCATTGACCGGATCTTTTTGATATCATCAGGAAGTCCCTCTCTCACCCATCTCTGATCTTCTTTTTTTAAATTATTAAAAAGTATATCTTTCTTGGCTGGCTGCTTAGGGAACTGTATGGGTAAGTCAAAGTATAGCCTGACGTCTCCGGAAGTTTTGTCAGGGCAGATATTTATTACAATCTCATCTTCTATTTCTACAAGTCCCGCCATTGTTTAATAATCCCAGTAGATGAAGACTTGATTACTTTGAGAATTTTTCTGCGAATCCTCCTGAATAGTCTTGCTCTTCTTTAATTTGCCCACTTTCTTTAAGTGTCTTAATGAGTTGTTCAAGTCTTTCTCTTTCAACAATAAGTTCTTTAGCGTCAACAGCGGTAATTTTAATTGACTGAAGTTCGGCCTTTCTTTGAGATCCGCTAAGTTCCTGATCTACAGGCTTTTGTATTTCAGCAATCATGTTGTCAATCGCGATATCCATCGCTGCAACTAATCTTTGCGCTGTAACTATGTTATGCTTCTGCTTCGATGACTTTGCCATGTATGTGTTTTAAGTATACCCTAAACATTGTTTCACCATCAACCTCCATTCGATAGTCAGAATTCTTTCGAATAATAACTTTATCGCCAGGTACCAACCCAGTTTCTTCTAATCTATCAGAACCATACTTGATATATCCATATTGGTTATACTCATGTTTCTCCTCTAATAGATGCAGTGTGTCACTTTTTAATTCTTGTTCTTCTTCTGCTGGTGTAAGGAATATCCATTCTCCAAGTAACTTAACCTCACCGGTTGTTTTACTTTTATGTGCATACGCTTGACAAGACAGGGGGTCATGTCCTCCGTCGTAATAGACTATATATACATCGTTGTTTGGATCAAGCCACTGTCCTCTTTTTGCGGACTCTTCTAATTGATCAGCACCATCCTGAAGAACTAAGTGGTTACCACCCAGTATTACATGATGATGAAAGTACATTGTGTCTCCAATCTCTACCCCTGTGTCATATTTTTCTGGAACGCCAACAACCTCTCCTTCCATGGTACGATGCTTAAACTCATCCCACTTAGTGTCAATATATATCTCCTCTCCGTTAAGAGTTACGGTGTCCTGGGTTACATGAGGAACCCTTACAAGAAAATGTTTTAAAGGTCTCATATTGGTTCTGGAGCCTCAAACTTTAATTTTGTTGTAGGTGCTTCATCCCAAAGATTTATTGCAATAGCAGATCTTGTTCCTTTGGTCACAGTTGTAACTCTGTGATGTATGTTACCTGCGTCAAATATGATTAACCTATTATACTTTGCTTGAATTCTTTCAGGCTCATTGTCAGGACCATTAGAGAATATCTCAAGATAACCACCTTCTATGTCCATTTCAACAGGATAGAACACTGTACCTATGATAGGGGCTTTTATTTCACCCGTTGTTTTCCATAAGTCTTCGTCTTTGTCTAAGTGCATATTTAGGTTAGACACTCCTTTACCTTCACCGTATTGTCCGGTCCAGTACTCAAAGCCATCTAAAGAAACAGATCCATACGGAGGATAGTCTCTCCATATATAACAGATTAGTCTTTTCTTTAATGTATCGTCTGGTGAGTTCCACCATCCGTTCCACCAGTAGTAAGATCCGTTATCACTAAATAGGTATTCTTTGTTAAGTTCAAGATCCATCAAAAGATCTTGGTCTTTTATAAAATTATCAATTACAATCATTCGAAGTCACAATCATGTTCAATTAATACTGGCATATCATCTACTGTCTTCCAAAGCATTATACCCTGTTCTTTATTATAGATGTATACAAGATAGCGACGAATTCCGTGTTTGACAAAACATCTGTCGTCTAATACGATAGAATCGATTACTGACTCTCCTGCCTTCTGCCCTACATAGTAAGCCATGGCATCTTTCGGGTTTTGCCCGATAATGATTTTTCTAATAAGTTCCATTTCATTTAATTTAACCAGTAGTCAATTGAAGAGGAATCCCCTCTGTCACTTTCATCTTGTAAATAATTAGTGAAAGTATCTTCTACTGTATCTGTCATTAATTCATATTCCTCTATTGCGGACATATGCATGCCGCACATAAACTCATACCTGTCATTGGTATCAAGGTCTTCGTCTCCAGGTAAAAACGCACCAAAACAATACATAGATAGGAACTCTTCTTTACCGCCATAGGAATCCATAAGATCATCGATCTCGTCAAGTTTTAATCTTAACTGCTGGAAGAATTCTAATCTTTCTTGTTTTGTCATTATAAGGTTGCGTTATCACCCATGTACTCAACCTCAAGAGATGTATTGACTCCATACACGTTAACACCTAACCCGTCGGCTTGACCTGTGAGTCTAATTTTATAACCTGATGCACCATCGGAATAATAAAGAGCAGAAAGAGTATATGTGCTTATTTCTCCGGCTACTGCTGGTACCGTTATCGTCCGAATGATTGTACTATTAACTTCTATATTAAAGTCCGCACCCGCAGTTAGTATTACCTGTATAGTTCCCGTTATTTTAAACCACCCTTCAATCTCATTTATTAGAACTGAATCTCTTGGATCAGAAACTTGAGAAATAGATAATCCAGGTTGTGAGGCACCATTGGCCAGTGTACCAAACCATACTGAACTCCCAGTTGCCGTAGTTGCACCAGTCGCCGAACTGTCCTCGTATATCTCTGCGTACTGAACAAGCGTGTTGGTCGCTGCACTACTCATTTGTAAGGTTGCTCCTGCACGAGCATACATGATGCCTTGTGTTGCCGTACCAGCGGTTATAGAATTACCTACTGCCGTTGCTAAATCCGATTGCTCAATGTATTTATAAGCACTGGCGCTTTCATCCCAGATCAGATACTTATCATTAGTCGCCGGCTGAGTGATTTGACTTAGTAGCGCTGGGTCTTTTAACTCAATAGTGCTACCTGTTGCAGATAGCGGTGTATTTGCTGTGATCGATGCAGTACCAATTGGGCTGGTGCTGAGGTTACGTGTTACAACAACGCCACTACCATCGAGCATAAGAGCCGTAGTGTTTGATGTGGATGTAGATGGTGTCCCAGATATTTTCAGGGATCCCGTAGTCTCTACTGTATCTGTAGATATCTTTAACGCTGTATCGTTGCCTGCTCCATCTTCTACAACTTGCTCAGTGGCTGATGCCTCTGAAGATTGAAGTTTCAAGAGTAGATTAAAAGTATCCTTTATTTTATTTCCGCTAAGTGATGCCATATGATTATGTTTGTATCAGCAAAGATACTGATATGCCTAAAAGTAGGGTAGACCGAAAGAAAAGATTCCGAGAATTCTCTAAGATAAACAAAAAGTTTGTCAAAGAAAACTATTTAAAGAATCTAACATACCTATACAGAGATGCTAAAAACAATTATAGTCTTACCAGACCTGAAGTAGATTTCATTTTGTTTGTTTACGATCTTGAATTTTGGACAATAAAGTACGTTGCAACTAAAATGCAGAAGAGTGAAAACCAAATGCGGAAGCATTTCATATGGACACTAAAGAGCAAAGGCTTTATATATAAACACTTCGATAAACTAACACCCAGTCATCACATAGAGGATCATATATTTAGAGAAGAGACTAAGTATAACTATGCAGTACGATACGCCTTAACGCAAAAAGGCCGGCTAATAGTAGCCCGCCTTTACCGCAAGATGGGTGGAGAGGAGGAGTTTAACCCTTAGCCTTGCGCGCGGCATCCATTGCTGGATTGCTTTTTCCTTTATCGTGTGTTACAATTCTAAATGGCGCCTCGGCTGAAGCACCTTTGTGTGGTTTGTAATCACCTTTCATCAAGAAATGACGACCGCCTTCTGTCATCCAGTGGTAACCCTTTGGCGCTGAGACCTTTACAGATTTGGTTGTTTTCTTTAGTTTCATCGTCTATATTTTTTACCTGTTGCTAAGGGATCAGGAATGTAATTTGAAACATAGTTAACAGAACGACCACCCTCTTCAAATCGTTTTCTAAATGGGAACGGTGGATCCTCTTCTTTTATTCTACCCTCTGGCAGTTTATCAACATCAATTCCGCGCACCTTTAGTTTAGGCTTCTTATCACGCATCTTTACCTCCTCACCAGAAGATCTGTAAATGAGTTTACCATCTTTCTTAGCGTATGTTTTAGGATCAAAGATCTCCTTGGTAACACTGGGGTTACTAAATCGACCGTGTCCTAAAGCACGGGATAAGGCTCTGTAAAACTCATCAGGTCCTGGCATCTAATAGCGACCTAAAGTGCTTAGTACTTTATTTGCATGGCGATTGATCTGCTCTTCAGTAGCACCATCTTTACGCATCTGTCTTACCTCACGGTCAACTTGTTTTCGTAGTTCCAGGTATGCTTTTTCACCAGCACGCTCTCTATCCTCTTCCGGGGTAGACTTTCTATAGCCCGGTGGCTTTGGTGGTCCATACACTTTCGCCTTTGGCTTTTCTTGTGGTGGGTTCTGACCACCTACTCTATAGGTCTTTTTTTTCATTGTCGTGTTATTTCAAAAATGATATCGTCACTTACGTTCGACATTTTACTGAAGTCAAAGGTACAAAATTCAACTGCAAGTTCTGGGTCTATAGCCTTCACCAGAGTTTCAATCCATTTTATATCCTGCACATCCTCAATGATCATCTTACCTCCTGGCTTTACCTTACACAGATAGTTCTCTATACAATAGACCTGAGACATTAAACTATGGGGACCGTCATCAATAATGTAATCATACTTGTCATCATCAAAGCAATTAACAGCGTCAGCAGTATAGCCATCCATCTCATAGAGTTTCGCACGAGGGTACTCTGTATCTCCTGACATCTCCTTGAAATTTGAAATGGTTTCATCCCATATGTCCACACCCTCAATAACAGCATTGGTAAACCACTTGTGCCATAACATAACACTGCCGCCAGACATCACACCC